AGATCCTAACAGCCGTTTGCGGCAAGCAAGAAAACGGTGGAAATGCTAATGGCATATTCTAAAAAATCCAAAAAATCTTCGTCCAAAAGCAAAGGCAGTAAAATTTGTCCTGCCGGAAAAGCGTGGGCGGAAAGAACGTTTGATACTTATCCTTCGGCATATGCAAACATGGCTGCATCGAAATATTGCAAAGACCCTAATTATGCAAAGGGGGCAAAGGGTAAAAAGAAAAAGGCGTCAGCATAATGGGCAAATTAAAGGAGTGGGTAAAACAAGATTGGGTTAGGATTGGAACGGATGGAAAAATTAAAGGCAAGTGCGGCACTTCAAAAGATAAAAAGAACCCTGATAGATGCCTTCCGCGGTCTAAAGCAGCTTCTCTTTCCAAATCTCAAAGAGCTTCAACGGCTAAGAAGAAAAAAAGAGAAGGTTCCAAAGGTAAAACAAACGTCAAAAACACGAAAGCCGCGGAAGTGACTTATGCGGCTACAGGTGGCGAAATAAGCTCAACTAAGCCCAAACGGCCGTACAACGGCCGGTCTAAAAACAATGGCGTAGTGGCTCGGGGGTGCGGAAAAGTGATGGCTAACCGTCGCAAGCACACCAACGGATCGGTGTCCCGGGCATGAACATAGAGTTTTTCGACCAAGCGGTAGAGGCGGTTATTGTAAAAGAATTGCTGAAATGGTCCCGGGAAGTGTTGGAAGAGCCCAATGCGTATTTTAACGGGTTGCCACCATGCCCTTATGCCAAGCAAGCGTGGGCGGATAGCCGTGTTGCAATACTCTTTAAATACGATGATTCTTACCAAACGCTTTACAAGTGCATATCAGAGTTTGACGACGGATTTGATTTAGCCATAATTGTGGATCTTGCGGAGACAAAATCGGGGGAAGACTTTCATAATTATTTAAATGATCTGAACACCGTAATTTCTGACGGTATGTTTATTGACAAAGACATCTGGTTAATGGGCTTTCATCCATGGGACGATGAAAATGAGTTTGTACAAGACATAGATTTTGAGCCGTTGACCAGTACCGAATATAGTTTGATTTTTGTCCAACGTTTATCAAAGGTACAAAAAGCTGCGGACAACTTGGTTAAAACCGGGTACTATGATACATATAAAAATGAGTACAACGCTCACGAATTAATGGACCGTAGAAGAAAACTTTATAGGAGACTTCAAAATGGCAATGCGACCTAAGAAAATGCGCGGCGGCGGCATGGTAAAGAAAATGCGCGGCGGCGGCATGGTAAAGAAAATGCGCGGTGGTGGCATGGTAAAGAAAATGCGCGGTGGTGGCATGGTAAAAAAGATGTCCGCTAAGAAACGAGGCTAACTATGGCTGTTTCCGGTACGAAGGCGTTTGAATTAGACGTCACAGAATATATAGAAGAAGCGTTTGAGCGGTGCGGGTTGGAAGTTCGAACCGGTTATGACATTCGTACTGCGAAACGGTCCTTGAACCTTATGTTGGCGGAGTGGGCTAACCGGGGGCTAAACCAATGGACAATCGCACAAACGCAAGTAACGGTAGTTCAGGGTCAAACAGATTATTCTTTGGGCTCCGATACTATTGATGTATTGTCCGCCGTGGTTCGCACCGGCACAGTAGATTATGGGATTCAGCGTGTAAGCCGAGACGAATACCTCAATATTCCTACAAAAAGTTCCCAATCCCGTGTTTCGCAATTTTTTGTAGATCGGCAAATAAACCCTACGTTAAAAGTTTGGCCGGCACCCAATAACAGTACGGACATTTTAATTTTTGATCGGCTGGTTCGAATGGACGACGCAGATACTCCAACTAATACAATGGAGTTACCCTTTCGGTTTTATCCCTGTTTAGCGGCGGGATTAGCATATTACATTGCTATGAAAAGGGCGCCAGATCGGGTGCAACTTTTAAAAGCGGTGTACGAAGAAGAGTTTGAGCGCGCGGCAACGGAAGATCGGGACCGCGCTTCCTTTAACGTTCAACCTAGTTTGGACTACTATCGGATAAACTAATGAGCAAGTACGCATTGGGCAAAAACGCATATGGAATATCGGACCGTTCTGGGTTCCGGTATCCTTTGGGTCGAATGCGCAAAGAATGGACCGGCATGATTGTTGGTTATGACGAGTGGGAAGCCAAGCAACCGCAACTAGAACCTCGTCGCAAAGTAATTGACGCTCAAGCATTAAAGGATCCTAGACCGGATAGAGTAGAGCCGCTAGATGTTTATGTGGGTGTCCCTCTTGTAGAAAACCCCGAACTTAATTCCCCTAATGTATTCGGGCTTGTTGGAAGTGTGACGGTGATAACATGACGATGACATACGGGCAGTTAAAACAGGCAATAAAAGATTACACCGAATATGAGGAAGCCGGGTATGTTTCTAACATTCCGTTGTTTATACGGTTGGCGGAAGAACGCATATTAAAAAGTGTTCAGTTAAGTTTATTTCGAAAAAACGCTACGGCGACAACAAATTCCGGCAGTGCGTCGGCTCAATACATTAAGGTTCCGGCAGATTTTCTAGCGCCTTTTTCGTTAAGTATGACCGGGGCAAATGGAGACAAGTTTTTTGTAGAGTTTAAAGATCCGAGTTTTGTGCAGACATACACGCCGGATCCTACGGTTACTGGGGAACCCAAATATTATTGTCAGTTTGATGTTGATAATTTTTTAATGGCTCCGACGCCAAATGTGGCATATACGGCGGAGCTTCATTATTTTTATCGACCTCAAAGTATAACGGAAGGCACGGATAGTTCAACATCTTGGTTGAGCGAAAACGCGGAAATGGCGTTATTATACGGTGCTTTGCTTGAAGCGTATATTTTTATGAAGGGAGAACCGGATCTTATGCAGATGTACACGATGCGGTTTCAAGAATCTATACTTGGCATTAAACTTTTGGGCGAAGCTAAAGAAACTACGGACGAATATCGTACTGGTAAAGTTATAAGGGCAAAAGAATAATGGTATCCGCAGCATTTGATTTACCCCGCAAAGATGCGGTCGTTTCGGTACGAACAACAAACAATCGGGGTTTTAACCCGGACGAACTTGCGGAGCAATGTGTAGAAAAGATTATTTCAATATCGGAGTCTGCCCATCCCGCTCTTCAAGAACAAGCAAAGGCGTTTTCTCGTCACTTAGAAACCGTCATTGCGTACTATCTAAGACAAGCTATTCACAGCGATAGGACAACTGTGTATAATGCGCTTAAAGACGCGGGAAACCCTGAACTAGCAGAATTGATAAGGAGACTTTAAATGGCCTTTAGTGGAAACTTCATGTGTACGTCTTTCAAAAAAGAATTGTTGACCGCTACACACAACTTTACAAACGGAACCGGTGACACATTTAAACTCGCCTTGTACGATAACAACGCGTCGTTTAACGGTGCCACCACGGCTTACACAAACTCGAATGAGGTTGGTAACTCGGGCACATATAGTGCAGGCGGTGGGACACTGGTAAACGTAACCCCCACATCATCGGGAACTACGGCGTTGACGGATTTTTCGGATCTTACGTTTACGTCTGCTACGATTACGGCGCGTGGGGCCTTAATTTATAATACAACGGCGGGTGCAGCATCCGGGACAACTAACTCTGTGGTGGTTTTGGACTTTGGGTCAAACAAATCCTCTTCAGCGGGTGATTTTCAGATTGTTTTCCCAACGGCGGATGCGAGTAGCGCAATTATCCGCATAGCATAAGCGAGTGCGACAATGGCTGTTTTAAAGAACAGGGCAAAAATGTCCACCAGTACCACGGGTACTGGTACAATAACTCTGGGTTCTGCTCTTACAGGCTACCAAAGTTTCGCGCAGGCGGGGGTCAGTAACGGGGAACAAGTTCGGTACACAATTCAAGAAGGCGCGAATTGGGAACTGGGTCTTGGGACTTACACAGCTAGTGGGACCACGCTTTCTCGAACTCCTAGCGAAAGCTCTAGTGGCGGCTCGGCAATTTCTCTAAGTGGAAATGCGGAAGTCTTCATTACCGCCGCGGCCGAAGACATTTTAAGCGATGTTGTAGACGACACCACACCTCAATTGGGCGGCAATCTTGATGTCCAGACCCGAGAGATAACTACGAGTACCAGTAATGGTAATATAAAAATAACGCCTAATGGTTCGGGAGTTGTTGAGGTAAAGGGCGCTGGCGGCAACGACGGTACATTACAGCTAAACTGTTCAGATAACTCTCACGGTGTAAAGATTAAGTCACCGCCGCATTCTGCGGGGGCGTCATACACACTTACATTGCCAAATAATGATGGCTCGGCCAACCAAAGTTTAATTTCAGACGGTTCGGGCAACCTTTCTTTTACAACAATTACATCTAATGCAACCCATACCGGCGAGGTTACGGGTTCTGGCGCATTGACGATTGCTGATAATATTGTTGATGAAGCTAATCTTAAAGTCAGCAACAGCCCAACTAACGGATATTTTTTATCCGCGCAAAGTGGTAATACTGGCGGGTTGACTTGGGCAGCGGCGGGTGCTTCGTTATATAACGCAAACGAAAGTAGTCCCGCAGCACAGCCCAATGCCACAGGGACTAATGCAGTAGCGATTGGTGATAGTGCCGTTGCTTCTGGGGACGATTCCGTAGCGATTGGCGAACTTAGTAAAGCTACTGGGCAAAATGGTATTGCTATAGGAATCAACAACGCAAATTTCGGGGCCTCGGGCACACAATCTATTGCTTTAGGCCACCAAGCAACCGCGACGGCTACTCAATCCTCCGCATTGGGTTATTATGCTCGGGCAGATCAAAGCCAGAGTGTTGCCATTGGAAGAATGGCAAACACGGACAACGGCGGGGAAATTGCACTAGGTGGCCCCTATACATGGGGCGTTTCTGTTAGAATATTAGACGCATACTATATGCCTTCGGTTGATGGCAATAGTGGGACCGTGCTTACTACGAATGGCAGCGGAACCACCACTTTCTCACCTGTTGATGACACGACTAAAATGCCCTTGGCTTTTGGAACGTTTACGGGGGATGTAGGATTTAACAACACGGAAAGTTTTTATGATTTAGCTAATTCTAACTACAAAAACGCTTTTTACAATCCGACACAAGCTTCTAGCCCCAAAGACATATTTTTTAAAACAGACGGTACAAAACTTTATGTTTTGGATAGCGGCAACGACGCTATATACCAATATGCGCTTTCAACCGCGTATGATGTTACTACGGCAACTTATGAAAATAAAAGTCTAAGTGTGGCGTCACAAGACGCCATTCCGTATGGGCTTCATTTTAAAGACGATGGGACAAGGGTGTTTATCGTTGGAGTAGGTTCGGGCAACCTACATCAATATAATCTTTCCTCCGCTTGGGACATTTCTACTGCAAGTTTTTCTTCCACGGCTACTATTGGCAGCAGTCCCGTTGCTTTGTTTTTTAGGGGAACTGGCACGCAAGTATTTATTCAGCGCGGCGCTTCGTTGTACCGTTACCCGTTATCCTCCGCTTGGGACATAAGTACGTTGGGGTCAACGGACCAAAACACCTCTCTTGATGTGGACAGGGGCATGGAAATGAGTCCCGACGGGACAAAGATTTTCGTGACAGACACTAATGCTGGGGAAATTGTACGACAATATAACCTTTCTTCCGCTTGGGATTTGAGTACCGTAGGCTCCGTTGCCGCTACTTTAATTGTAGGTAATACGGGTACTGGTGTAGATGACACCGAAATAGCGGGGCTGGCGTTTAATTCAAACGGCTCTGAAATGAACATTATTCATGCGGGTTCCGATTATATTCATAAATGGACGGGAGGCTCAGTAAAAGCCAAAATTAATAGCGCGTACACCCTACCAACGGCGGATGGCGCGGCGGGAACGGCTATTGTTACAAACGGCTCTGGCACGTTGTCTTTCGCTACGGTTGGCGCGGCCCTTTATACTGCTAATGAAAGTAGCCCTTCAGCGCAACCTTCGGCCACTGGTACAAATGCGGTGGCTATTGCCGATAGCGCAACCGCAAGCACTACCCATGCTATTGCGATAGGCCACGGTGCTAAGGCGCTTGGTGGCGACAGGGCGATGGCTCTTGGTAGGTCGTATGCAAGCGGTGAAGATGCCTTTGCCGCAGCTATTGATGACATTACAGGAACTCACGGAGCTAAAGCACAACATGCCGTTGCTATTGGTAAAGAAGCACTTGCTGACGGTAGCAGTACGTTAGCTTTAGGAAGGGATGCAACGGCAACAAGTGGCGTATACGCAGCGGCTATAGGTAGAGCCTATGCTTCTGGAGCCGACAGCTTTGCAGCAGCTATAGGTACTAACTCTTCAAGTTATGGGGCTACTGGTGCCAACAGTGTTGCAATAGGTTATCAAGCAAAAGCTACAAATGAAGGTGCCGCAGCTTTTGGTCATACGACAACATCGACAGGTCAATTTTCTGTTGCCCTTGGTTATCAATCAACTGCGGCGGGTACTCAATCTGTGGCGATTGGCAGGTCGAACCAAACTGGCGGCAACTTTGCTTTAGCTCTTGGTTATGCGTCAAATGCGTCAGCATCTAATTCCGTTGCAATCGGAGACACCAACACAGCTTCCCATGCTAATGCAATTGTCATTGGTGACAGTGTCCAATCAACAGCTACAAACCAAGTAAGCATTGGCGGTACGGCTGACACAGTACGCATTTCAGAAACCTACGCGCTACCAACCGCTGACGGTTCTGCCAATCAGGTGCTAACCACTAACGGTTCTGGGGTAGTTTCTTTCGCAGATGTTGCAAGTGGTCCTTCTGCGTATACTTGGTTGGACAAAACTGCAAGTTACACTGTAGTAGCTGCCGATTTAGGGAAACTTTTAAAAGCCCGAATTCCGCAATCAGGCGCGGCACATATTGTTATTACATTACCCGCAGCTAATGGCTCCGGCATAGGGGACGGGTGGTATATCTACATAGAAAATAGTGTGGAGTCATACTATCAAGGGGCTAATTATAGAGTAACAGTTCAAGCCAATGGTTCGGAGAAAATACAAGGACACAGCTCTCTAATATTGTATAGGGGGATGGGAGCGTTTTTTACAAGTAATGGTTCTGACAATACTTGGCGGATGGTCGGTATTGATAGTGCCATTGCCACAGACCGTAACGATGGAAGCACAAACAACAGTAGCTATGATGCAAATTACAGGCCCCTTGCATACGGTACTGGGTCAGTAGCAATCGGCATGGGAGAAGCTACCGGAAATTCGTCGGTAGCTATTGGGGGTACAGCCTCGTATCGGTCACAAGCGGGTGATTCTGCGGTGGCGCTTTCGGGCGGAATAGCGACGCAAAGCAGAAGTATGGCGGGCCCTTGGTCGTATGCTTCTGGCAATGAGGCCACGGCTTTTTCAATTGGGAACCGCACAAGTACCTATGGCTCCCAAGGCTATTGGTCTGTAGCGATGGGTTATCGGGCAAAGGCGCAAAACTCGTATTCCGTGTGCATAGGGGCGGATAACATTGCGAACGCGCAAAGCTCTGTTGCAGTGGGTGGCGGCGGCAATTACGCACAAGCTCAATATGCTTCATCTTTTGGCGGATTTGGGAACTACGCGTTAGCCGAAGGGGCGACGTGTCTCGGGGGGCACTACAATCGGGCAGACGGTGAGTATTCCGTTGCCGCGGGCGCAAGATCCAACGTTCGCACTATTTATGGACGATCCGTTTATGCGTCAGGGAGATTTAGCAGCAATGGTGATGCCCAAGGTAGTAAGTATATTCTTCGAGGAGCAACCACAAATGCTTCCGCGAAAATACTAACTACAAACAATAGTGCGGCGGCGGCTACAAACCAAGTCGTAGCTTTCACCGACACATGCGTTATGTTTTCTGGAACGCTTGTCGCTATGCAAAATGGCGCTCAAGACCAAGGCGGTTGGGAAATCAAAGGATTACTAAAGAATGACGGCGGCACCACTACTTTAGTAAACAGTACCGTAGAGACGTTTGATGACGGTAATGGTTGGACGGTAGCGTTGTCCGCGGACAATACAAACAATGCTCTAGCAATCACATGTACCGGGGAAGCCTCTCACAATATTTATTGGGTTGCTAATATTTCAACGTCCGAGGTGACATATGCGTAGGAGTAGCAAATAATGGGCGCTATTAATGTAGACAACACTGGTTCTGGTGGAGCAGTCACGTTATCCTCAGACGGCACAAGTTTATTATTGGGCGGCAGTGCTGTTGGCGGAGGGGGCGGTACGCAAGATTTCACTGCGGAAGGATCTATCGCTGCGGGAAAAGCGGTCATATTAAATGATGACGGCAAGGTGTCGCAGTTAGGTCAATCTAATCCCAGCCAAGAAGTTCCCGATGCTGGAAGTGAAATTACAGGTACGGACACAACCACTCTTTACGCGTGGGATGTGGACCCAATAGAGGGTAACACATGCTTAGTCACTTCTGCTATTACAGGAAATGGAGGGGTTGGAATATCAGTTGGGATACGCAACCATAATAAGTGGGAGTTTGGCGCTCGTAGTTTATTGCTTCCAGCCGGAACTTATTACCCAGACAGTTATGGTGGGGGAGGAGGTGCGGTTTCTTCAGTTCATATGAGTCCGACCACGCCCGGACGTTTTTTCTGTATGTATAAAGATAATTTAAACAGCAGTTATGTCACTGTAAAAATGGGTATGATAGAAGGAAACACTGTTCGTTTAGGAAAGCCTGTTGTTTTAGAGTCGTTTGCTAATTCTTGGTTTACGGGGGCTTGGCACCCTACGGACCCTAACTATATTGCTTTCGCTAGACGGGATGCGAGTCCGTATAAGTTAAAACTAGGCGCATTAAAGGTTGATGATTCTCTTTTTTATGTGTCGTCTCCGGCCCTTCCGGCGAGTTACGGAGGCGTCACCCAAGTGCTTCTTAATAACCAAGCAATAAGTGAAGTTATAAATTTTGTATTTGACCCTTATTCTGTGGAAGGTGATTTCGCCTGTGGTTACAGGGTAAATAATGTACATTATATAAATGTTGGCAAACTCAATCATAATGGTGACGGAGTTTTAACATATACTGTCGATGCAAGTCGGGAGGTTATCGCATATAATTCAAGTGGCAGCGTGTGGAGAGCGTTTGATTATGCGGGGGCACGGCTTTTTGTTGGAAACATTATTGAAAGTAGCAATGTTTATTATGCCCAAATGTTTGGAAGGGCGGGAACGGTAAACCAAACTAATGCGGGTGGACTGATTACTCTCGGCACGTCAACGGCTTTTCAGGCTTATGGGCACTACAGCTATAATCCAACAAGAATTACGGTTAAGTTGGACAACAATGAACCCCCTGAACAAGCTATAGTTACGTTTAATGAATATGTGTCAAATGAAAAAGAAGGTAATTACCATATATGCACTTTTACTACAAGCCCGGCAGCAAATTCTTTTACAACAACTGCCAAAACGAGCCTTCTTCCTAGCACTGCCTTGGGCGATGGTACGATGAAGGGACGTTATTCTCCTCAAAGATTTCCACATGCGGGGGACGAGGGTTATTGGCATGTTATTTGGAGAAATGGTGGTACTCAATTTAATGGTTATGTATCGGCAGCACAAGCCGGCGGTATAACAAACAAAACTAATCTTAGCTCACGTTACATCGGTATTTCACAGGGTTCTTACTCTAATGGCAATACTGCGACCATAGCTTTAAACGGTGCTGTTGACGAAAACCAATCCGGTTTAACGGTAGCATCGGATTATTTTGCACAAGAAGACGGTA